TAAGATCACATACTTGTTATTGTTATTGAGCTTTTGTACAGCTACCAGATCGCCCTTTTTAAGCCCCTCAGCTCTGATAGCTTTATCAGTACGGCTAGTAGCTGTACCATTAAGCCCAAAGGTTTTATCATATACATAAGCTGTCTTAAGGGGATATACATATCCATCCATAAGATGAGCCGCTATGTACAGATCCTCAGCATTGAGTACCAGATCATCAATCTTAACACTGGTAGCACTCTGCATAACCCCTAGCTGTAAAGTAACTGGATTATCTTTTCTACCCTGAGCCCTCATCATCTGGATCATCTCAGCATAGAAAGCATCATTTTTCATCTCTCCGCCATCAGCCATAAACGCACCTCCTAACTAAAAGAGCCCTCATCTACCCAGCCCCAAACATGAGTTTTACCCCAATCCTCAGTAACTAAGTGATACGGATGAGCGGCTCCCTTATTGATAATGGTTATCTTAGCTGGACCAGCGGAGGGGGTACCTCCAGACTTTGTAGCCGTAGAGGATACATAGTGATTACCACCGTTAAACTGTACTATATCTCCTACTTTGTACTCCTTAGAGGAGCTACTAGCGGTATCATTATTACCGCTGGTACTAGGAGGATCTTTCAGAGATACAGTTAGGCTCATAGTGGCTACACCGTTTTGCCATGTATGAGTATCAGCCTCTATATACACATAGCCGCTCATACCTGTAGAGCTATCGCTCACGGTAGCCCCCGCACCTGTAATAGCGCCGTTATAGTTTATACACTCAAGAGTAAAGGTTTTTTCTACCCCAGCAAACATACTCTTAGCGGTAGTGGTAGCATCCTTGCCCTCCTCCTTAGTGTAAACCTGTTGAAAAACTCCGTACTTGAGATCTGCATCATTTGATACTACCCCTAAAGGATTACCCTCACCATCATAGATCCTAACTCTATTCACCATGCTATTGAGGGTTTCTTTATACTTGCTAGAGATAACATTAGTATCCTCAGTGAGCTCAATATCACAAACCAGCTTACCTACCTCATCTACACAGAGCTTACCTTTTCTGGCTAGGATGATATACTCCTTTTTGTTTTGCTCTGTAGCCTGAGCATACGCCTGAGAGATAATCTCATTGATAGCGGTATTTTGTACTATGAGCTTTTGAGAGATCCCTGTAGCGGCTAGATCGCCTGTAGGTATCTCCAGATCCCTACAAACCATCTGAGTAATAGCCTCCGCTGTTTTGCCGCTAAAGTTATAGGTAGCACTACTCTTAAGGGTATAAAACAGAATATCATAAGCCACATAAGTAACCGTACCAGTGGTACTACTTGCCTCACGTTCTGTAATAAACCCTCTAAAGAGCTCTGTTTTACCATCATCACCTATCAGGTATATAGGATCTGCAAGGGCAATATTAAGTTTTTCAACATTGTGATCTAAGGGAGCATTTACCACATGAATCTCTAGCTTTCTGGCTATCTGAGATTTAGATCCGCCCCAGCTCATAGCACTCACATACTCAGTAATATCTTTCTCCTTATGTATCACCATCATACCCTAACACCTCCTCACCTTAAGGGATAGTAAGCACCTGACCTACATAGATAAGATTAGGGTTTTTAATCTTATCCGTATTTGCATTGTAGATTTTCATGTACTCAGCTCCGTTACCGTAAAACTGCTTAGCAATTTTCCAAAGACAATCACCGCTCTTAACCGTGTAGGTTTTACCGCTACTGGTTTCAGGGGATTTAGTTTCCCGCTGTACAGGCGGATCAGTCTGAGCTACAGTAACCGTAGCCTTTTTGAGTTTGATCCTTTTGTACTCCTTTAATCTCAGGGTAAAGTAAATATCTCCTGTAGCATCTTGCTCACCCCAATTAAAGCTCTCTATGGTACACTCCATATTAAGCACTCTACCAATTACAACCCTACAGGGATCTCCTGATTTTCTCCAGCCCTCTATAGTTTCTACTGTAGAGATAGGATCACCCAAAGAGCTCCCAAAGTTATAATTTTTAGCGGGAAAGAAAGAGCTAAGGGATACCTCCCTTAGCCCTGTTTTTCCCATGAGGTTTACATCACCAACCTGAATAACATTAGTTACCGTGTTTCTATGAGATACGGAAACTGTATAATCCTCAGGGTTTACAGGGAAAGTAACTCTACCTTTTCCCTCTTGCTGTAGCGTAAAATTCAATCTCCGCACCTCCTTTAAGGCATATTAGGCACCAGTTTACGGAATTTTGTTACCATATCCTGTACCACCTTATCTACATCTGCCTCTTTCTGAATTACAACGGTATCAGCCAGTTTCTCAATGTTGATATTAGATCCCTTATTCTCCTGTTTTACCTCCTGTACTTCCTGTACATCTCCTATAGGCTGAGTGCTAGTGGTTTCAGGCTCTAAGGTTTTCACCGTAGGAGCCAGCTCTACACCTCTGGTACTCATCACCCTATCATACTGATCCGCCTGATTTCTGGTAAGTACCTTTTCACCCTCATGCAATACAGCGGGGTAGTTATTATAAGGTACCCTATCTTTACCATAGGCAAAGCCAAACCAGCCACCTACAGTATCAATAGCTCCACCAATCCAGCCGCCTACCGTGCTGATAGCATCACCTATCATAGAGATACCGCTGGAAATTGCACCAAAGATAGGCTCCAGTACACCCCATACGGTTTCTATACAAGACTGAATAGCGGGGAATACTGCCTCCACCACGCTCCAGAGTGCATTAAAGACCGTCATAGCCAGATCAATGATCGGAGAAACTATATCCCAAGCTGAGCTAAAAATATCAGCTATGATCTGGATAGCACTGGTAATAATAGGGGATACCGCCTCAAAAACTTGCTGTAGTACGCCCATCACAGGCACTACCACAGTATTGATTACCTCAGCGATTTTAGAGCCCACCTCAGTAAAAATCTGAGAAATAGTAGGCATCACCTGAGCAATCACACCAGCCACCACAGTAATGATATTTTGCACCACAGGCATAGCCGCTTGTATCAGGTTAGCCAGAGCCTGAATAATCGGCATCACCGCCGTAATAGCTGTAGCAATAGCGGAGCTGATCTGAGTAAAGAGCTCAGAAACTACAGGGAAAACTTGCTGTATCACACCCGCTACCTGAGTAATGAGATCCTGTATGATCGGTAAGCTCTGCTGTATGAGCCCTGAAAATGCCTCAATGATAGGATTAACCGCATCCAGCACCATCACTATAACATCACTGATTATAGGGAATATGGTTTGTATCACGCTAGCAAAGGTTTGAATAATCTGGGTAATTACAGGGATGATTTTTTGGAAAATACCCGCCAATTTCTGAATTATCGGATTTACCGCTGGTATAACGGCTTGCACCACACTCAGAATACTAGGGAATACATCCGCAAACATCTGCCCCAGACTACTCACCACAGGCATCACATAGCTAAATGCCTCCGCAAGCCCTGTAATTATCGCCTCAACCGTAGGGATACTAGCTGAGATCAACCCTACAAAGGTTTCTATAAACCCTCCAGAGTTACCAAAGGCATCCCCTAAGGTATTAGCTATCACAGGAGCCACCCGCTCAAACATCTCCTTAATCTGAGTGATAACAGGAGATACAAGCCCTATCACATTTTGGAAAGAGCTAAATAAGCTACTACCAAAATCAAACAGGGAGGGCGGGAGAGCTTGCTTTAGAGCCTCCTTAATTCTAGGAGCCGCACTACTCATACCTACCCTAATAGCATCAGGCAACCCAGTGAAAATATTTATCACCATAGGGATCAGATTACCCGCTACAAAGGTAGCCGCACTATCTACTAACTGCTCCATTGAGCTGGTTACATCTCCGCCTATTGCAAGATTACCTAGCAAATTCTGAGCGGAGGCTTTCATAGCCGCAAAGGAGCCGCTAAAGGTTTCTGCCGCCTCTTTAGCGGTAGTACCTGTAACTCCTAAATCCTCCTGTATAACATGGATAGCGTTATACACATCAGATAGGCTATCAATGCTGTAGGTAACACCAGAGAGCTTAGCGGCATCTGTTAAGAGCCGCTCCATTTCCTCCTTAGTACCACCATAACCCAGCTTAAGGTTATCCAGCATGGTATAGTTTTGCTTAGCAAAGCCCTGATAGGCATTTTGGATACTATCCATGCTAGTACCGAATTTGTTAGCATTATCCGCCATATCAATGATCGCCATATCAGCGATACCAGCGGCTTTAGCTGTATCTCCACCTAAGCTCTGTAAAAGGCTTGCGGAAAAGCCTGTTACAGTTTCCATATACGCATTAGCGGAAAGCCCAGCCGTTCTAAAGGCGGCATCTGCATTAGCCTTTACTACTCCAGCATCATCCTTAAACAGAGTTTCTACACCGCCTATACTCTGCTCAAGGCTTGCACCTTGTAATAGGGAGGCTACCACGCCTGTACCTGCTACACCTACCGCAATAGTTACACCTTTTGCAAGGGTAGCTAAGGTACTTTTGATCTTATCTAAGCCAGCACTAGCGGCATCCTTTACGGCTACCACCGCTTTTACTGACATTCTGCCTAGATTAGTTAGCCCATCCTTAACCTTACTGATTACCTTAGTGGCTCCATCCTTTACGGCTAGGGCGGCTCTAGCTGTAGTTTTACCCACCGCTTTTAACCCGCTCTTGAGTTTCTCCACTATAGGGCTAGCCTTATCTTTAAGCTGTACAAAAGGGGTAGCTATGGTTTTGCCTACCGCCTTTAATCCGTTCTTTACCTTGTCAATACCAGCGGTAGCGGTATCCTTGATAGCAAGGATAGGCTTAGCCGCCAGCTTTCCTGCTGTACTAAGAGCTACTCTAACCTTATTGATCCCTGTAGTAGCCATATCCTTAAGGCTCAGTATAGGGTAAGCTACAGCTTTACCCAGCCACCCTAAGGTATTTTTGATCTTAGCTAAGCCTTGAGAGGCTGCATCTCTGAGCCTCACAATAGGAGTATAGGTAGTAGCTATCTCCTTTAGCTTTTGCTTTAGCTTACCAGCCTCAGAGGATATAAGATCTTTGAGCTTAATTACAGGGCTAGCTACAAACCGCCCTATCTCTTTGATCTTATTAGCTATCCTATCTGCCTGAGCTGTAGCCTGATCGTTAATCTCAGCTCTAGGAGCAATTCTTACAGAGCCAGCATTAAGGAGCCTCTGCTTAAGCCGCTCTAGGGGGGTGCTAGCCTCATCATTAAGCTCAGCCGCAGGATTTATTCTACTACCCCCAATAGCATCTAAGCCCCCCTGTACACGCCCTATAACCTCTGTAGCATTATCAATGGGGGAGAGCTCAGGGCTAGCTACCATACCGCTAGCGGCATCCACACCCTCTCTCACCGCATCAATAATACTAGAGGCATTATCCGTAGCATTGATTGAGGTATTAACCCTTGCTCTCCCCAACTCTCTAACACTTGCATCCGTCTGAGATACTTGCTGGGTAAATCTCCGCTGTAAATCAAGGTTTTTCTGTAGAGTAGCCGCCATATTATCCTTTAAGCTCAGTTTTGCACCAAACTCAATCACAATACAGCACCTCCTTTACATAGACCTAATCACATCATAAACCACAAAGGGCATACAGCCTTACCCTCTGATTTTTTGATAAGCTCATTTTTCTCCTGTACCTCTTTCTCATAGAAAGCCTGTAGTACAGTGAGCTCTCCTCTAGGCATGGAATAGAAAACGGAGGGGCGGATACCCTTAGATTTCCAGTAGTAGTACATCATCTGGGTAAGCCCATCCGTTTCTATTAGTTTTTTACTTCTTTAACCGCTCCATCACCAAAGCCAGAGAGCTTAGCAATCTCTGTATATACAGCGGTAATCTCACCACTGAGGAGGATCTTTCTCACCAGATCCTTAGGGCTAGGTACCTTGTATTTAGAGCGGAGCTCTGCACTTTTAAAGAGCGGCTTACCGTTAGCATCCATAACGCCCTCCATCACGGTAAAGAGCTGGAGCTGAGAAACATCCAGATCTACATCCTTACCCTTAACAGATACCGCCATATCCTGTACCTCCTCATACTTCTCAGGAGAGAGAGCCTGACAGGTGAGGATAAAGGGCTTACCAAAGAGCTCAGAGAGGCGGGTAATCTCAACCTCTTTAGTGGGGAGCTTAATCTCACCAATATCAGCCCCCAGCAAGAGATCCAGCACATTTACAGCCGCCTTAGGCTCCGCCGTTTCCATGCCCTCCATGATTTCATCATCCTCAATAGTAGTGGTTACATTCTTAGCCATTTTATAGACCTCCTAAAATTTCTGATTAAAATAAAAAATAGGCGGATGAGAATATTACTCCCCATCCGCCTTTTACCTACTTATTGTGGCTCTTACTGAGGAGTGATCTGATCCAGATACTCATACCCTGTAAAGATAAACGGAGCCTCAACCTCACCCGGCGTCTGAGCCTCCCAATCAAACAGAGTAAGATCATCAAACTGCACACCGCTCAGAGAAACACGCTCAGCACCGTAAGCATCAGGATCAGCCAGCTTACTGATAACAGTAAATCTAACATCAATCTTATCCTTAACCATCTGAGCGATTTTCTGCCCCATGCGGGTATTTACCTTAAACATGGTAAGAGAGCCAGTACCCTTACAGCCTACTACCTTGCTATCTGTAAAGAATACTCCGCACTGTTTGATCTCCTCTTTGTTAAACTCTACCTTAGCCTGAGCTTTCTTGATCTCTCCTACATAGTCGCTATCAAGCCAGATCTCACCAAAGGTACCGTTACAAATTCGCTTAGTTTCTACAGCCATGATTTAACCCCCTTTACTCCTTATTGATAAAGATA